AAGGTTTTTACATTGAAATTGGTGAAGAGCCTGGCATTGGCGAAGTGCGCTATGCCGCTTGCAGTCCAGGCGGAGCTATATGCCGCTATGCCAATGATCTATGGCAGGTGCAAATCTATATTGAACATTTGAAGGGTAACAGGCCCCAGTGATCCATTCGTAAACCTGTTGTGCGCGATGCCAGTTCCAGTGATGCTGCATCGTCCACCACGTCCACAACGAAGTGTGACCTTTTGAAGCATTACAAGAAAGACAGGCGGGCACGCAGTTCTCAGGAACCGTGAGCCCGCCTCTCGCTTTTGGCTTTACGTGATCAATTGTGGTGGCGTGACGACCACAATATGCACAGCAGTCATGCCATGCGTCAAAGATTGATGCCCTGAATCGCTGTCTTGTAACTTTTTTGCTAACCAGTTCGACGCCATCGATCTGGTGCTCCATAAGGGCGAGTCGGGCTCGCCTACAGGGTAGCTACACCGAGCGCTCCCAGCTTGGCATTACACGAGGTTGATTATTGTAATGTCCAGCTTCTGCGTAACTGATATGAGGGATCCCAGCGGTTATGACAAAAATCATCTGACCAATCTTCAGCCCAGGATATAGCGGAAGTGAATGAAGACGGCGAGCATTAACCAACTCTAAAGTCAACTTACTTCCACGCCATTCGGGATCTGCAAATCCTGCGTGAGAGTGTTCGTAACCTTCACGCGCACGACTAGATTTAAGGCAAAACATGCCGCATACATCATTTGGCATGTTAAATGTTTCGCGTGTCTCAGCTAACACGAACTCACCTGGGGCTAGCCAGTAAGGATTGTCAGCGCTGCAATGCGCAATTGACTGAAGCTGCAGCTCTGGCGTGTGCTCCACCTCCACCATGATGTTATCGCCAAGCCTGAGGTCAAGCGATGCCGGATTCAGCAGTTCAGGCTCGAACGGCTCGATCATCCGCTCCTCTTGGATGAGGCGCTGGATTTCGCGGTCGTGAAGAATCATTCAGTGATCAGTATGGCCAGGTCAGCCTAGGACGCCCTGCGCGAATTCCCGTGTGAATAAATCCCTTAGGCGCGCCAAGGCCGGTGCTATAGGGCCATTCGCGCACGCACCAGTCCTGAAGCTTGTAAATGTCGACGCCTTCGATGTACCAATCAACCGCGCCGACTCCGGGTGCATTGAACAGGTGCTCGCTACCGCTTGCGCCGCCGACTGAGCGATTGATGGACGGAGGACGATGCCCACTGGTGATAATCACCGGCTTATTGCCGAATACTGCCCGAGCCCGCTCAAGAAATGCTGCTAGTTCTGCTGCTGTGTCGACCTGATATTGGTGATCGAATCTGCGCGCTTCCTGCCCAAGCGCAAATTCGCCTAACGTGATGTGCGGCGTCAGTCGAGCACTAAACGAGCTGTTTGGTGTCAGCTTGGCAGGATCTTGCTGAACCTCAGGCTGCTTCGGCAGGCTTTCACGCCAAAGCGCTCCTTCCGCGCGACGACGCCGAAGAAGACCAGATTCCACATTTGTACCCGGATTGCGATACAACTCAAGCGCTGCTGGCACTGCGTTCCAGTCGCGTTCACGCAATCGTTTGCTGATGGTCTCGAAGCCGGTAGTGCCATAGAAGCCAGCTCCTAGGTTGTAAGAAAACGAAATAAGCGCGGATTGCTGCCCATCAGTCATTTTTGACCAATGCGGCACCGTTTCGCTAAGTTTTTTTGCAATTTGATCAATTTCTGTGCGGACAAACATGTCCGCCTCGATCACGGTGATCTTGTCGCCACGGCTGACACGCCTGCCGCCTGGGTAGCGAGTGGTGCCGTAACCGATTGTCCAGGGGTCACCGCCACTGAGAGGGTCTGGGTAAGCGGTGAGGTGACAGCCTTCAAATTCTTTAATGAGTTTTAGCGCTGGGGCATAATCGCCCTGCTTGCCGCCTTGACTCCAAGTTTTGAACCAACCCTGATCGCGACCAAGGATGTGCGGATTTGCTTTATTGATCGCGTTTTCAAGCTCGCTTAGGGCCGCCATTTGATGTGGCAATGCTTTGTAATATTTAAATAAATCAAGCAGGCGGATTTTGTTTTGCGTCATCAGTCCAAGGGGCGTGAATACTCATTGCGCCACCGAGGAGGCGGCTGTTGCCGGTTTGCAGTTCAGGATCAACCGGGTGCTCGATGATGACAGGCGGCTCGACCGCAGGTGGCTGCGTTGCATGCCACTCTGCCTCAGTTTGATCAAGTTTGGCCGGCAGTGTCAGCTCAAACCACCATTGCCTGATGGCCTGCTCCAGTCGACGCTGCCAGCCTGGCTTGCCAAAGCTGATCAGAGCTTTTTTCCTTTGAGCGCGCGCAGAGCGTGAAAGACAAGTTGGATAATGCTGTTGTCTTTAAGAGGCGACAGTGCGATCAGCTCAGAAGCTGCCGCGATAATGATCCAGAATGCTGGATGGGACAGAAAGTCCATGAGTCAGCAGGACGGTGGGCGTACTTCCAGCTTAGAGACCCTTTGTTCAACGGTATTAAGACGCGAGAAAAATTCCTTGCGATCTTCTTTAATGTCTGAATGCAATACTTCTAATTGTGTTGCGATGTGTTCGACGGCACTCGTGAGGCGAATAACCGCATCACGAGCTTCGTCTGATTTACGACTGAATCCCATTGCCCCCATAGCGGCAACTGAGATACTTGCGCCGGCCACTGCGGCTATGACTTCAATCATGGCAGCAATGGCTACTTGACTAGCTTAGCGACCCTGTCCGCGAGTCTTTTTGCGACCGTGACTGGGTTTGCTACGCTTCCCCTGCCCTTGCCTGGTGAGTTTAGGCTTGCCAGCTTGATGCTCAATGCGGGCGGTGCCTGTCTTGCTTTTGACTGCCATTACCAGTAGCGATCCTGCCAATCAGAAGTATGGCACCACTGCCACACCATCATTCCAACGATGGCGATGGCGAGCAGTGATGCCGCAGCAGCGATCAAGAAGCCCACGGCAGACCGGGAGCAACGGTAGGTGCGTGCTGCTGATCGAGTTGCTGCTGAAGTGCGGCTTCAATTTCAGCGACTTTTTCGTCACCAAAGTGTTGCTTCACCCAGCCCACCACAAGCTCCTCAGTTAAATCGGCATACGGCACCATTACGGAAGGATCAGGCTTTTCAAGCCCAATGGATCCATACGCCGAGCTGCTGTAAGTGCCATCGTTGGCGCCAATCGTATAATGCACCGTAAATACAATGCCATCAGCGGTGTAATGCTCCATGTTGGCAATGTGCCATTCGAACGTGGTAGCCATAAGAAAAAAGTGGCGATAAAACAAATTTAGCAGCATCGCCACCGAAAGACACGGCGGATTACCGATTCAAAGCACCGGCATTTCGTACTCCTTGGTTGTACCGGCGTAATGCTTGAAAATAATGTTTGCAGTGTTGCCCGCCCAAGCTGCGATCTGAGTGATCGGGATGCCCGCCTCTAGCCAGCGACTGATGGCAGTGTGGCGCGCATCATATGGACGGTAGATATGAGAAGTCAGGCCAGCGGTGTAAAGCTGAACAGCGCGACACCTGAAGAAGCTTTGGAACGCAAGTCGGTCCCAAGGAAAAACGTATTCATCAACCTGTGGCGCTTGATCAAGAATTTCGATGCACTTCTTATTAAGTGGCACGGAGCGGCGCTTGTTGGTTTTCGTACTGTTTTTCAATCCGTGGGTCAGCGTGTAATTCGAGTGAACAAGCACGCGATTATCTTTAATGTCGTCCCATCTCATTGCACGCACCTCGCCTGTGCGCATTGCAGTTTGAAGCATAAATTCTGCATATAAAGCCCAATTTACGTCGCGATGGCTGAGCTTAGCTTCGAGCGCTGCAAGCAGAATTCCAACTTCTTCGCGTGGAATTACGATTACGTCTTCATCCCGCTGTGGCTTTTTTGGCATGCGGAAGCTGGCGACTGGATTGCGGGGCAAGATCGCAATGTCCTCCTGCACGGACCATCTGTACAGACTGCGTACATACATCGCAACCTGGCGAGCCGATAGGACTGGATGCTGCTGCAGGACCCAGGTCAGGATCTGACGGCCTTGCTGAAAATCTTGTATTGGACAGCGCTTGAGCCACTTGGTCGTTTGCTGGTAATCAGAGGTAAGGCTGGTGGGGCAGAGTGCGATGGAACGCTCGTCAACAAATTGCTGCCAGGCTTCGACAAGAGTAATGGACATAATGCTGAAGATAAGCCTAAGCATAATAACACATTAAAAGGCCGGGCAGGCAGCCCGGCTAGTTCGTTCCTCAATAAACGGCGTTTATTGAGAATCTTGATGCCTGCTTGGTCACCTTAGGGAAGGTGACTACTGGGCTTGAGCCTCAAACGCCTTAGAGCAGTCCTTTTTCGTGATGCCGAGTGCATCGAAGAACTCGCGCAGCTTGAAGCTATGGCTTTCGATGCCGACAAACGAGTCGTACCACCCGCCAAAGTCAAGACGCTGAGCTGATGGCGTCCAGGTGATGTCGATACCGCTGTGCGCGTATTCGTCGGTGAGATCAATTCGTTTAGGCATAGAAGTGGTAATGACTACGAGGTGTAACGGGCAAGGACGGCTTGTGCGTATTCCAGTGCAGCGGTGTTGAGTGCCACGCGGAAGATGCCAGGCGCAACTTGACCGCCGGTCGCATCAGAGCAGACCTTGGCTGCGTAAGAGAACTCATCCCGCATCGTTTCGGGCATCAGTTCCAGCAGCTCTGTGTCTGATGGCGCTGTGTATTCTTGTTGGGTCATGGTTTCTAGGGAACTGTGGCCAGGGCAGGGTGTTGACGCACGCCTGCCCACCAACACTACCACGCAGGTCAAGGAATTCGCCTAAGCACACCAAAGCCCCCGGTTTCCCAGGGGCTCGGCTACCTCGGCAGTCTTGGCGAATCCGCGACCGCTAACGGGCAGGGGTGATCAGTCCCCTGGCCTGCCGGAGCAGGACTTAGAGCGAACCAAAACTGGCCGCTTCACCAAGGCTACCACGTGCTACAGTCCTGCGGCTGACAGAAACCAGCAAAGCGACTGGGGTGAGATCCAGTTGCAAGAGCGGCGGGGGTGACATCCTGCCGCTTTTTAATGCTGAGCCCAACCATTTGGAGATTCCAGATAGTTCAACTTGTAAGGGCTGGTTACAAGTTCGCCAGCCCTCGATGTGAGTAGGTCTTATGGCTCTAGCGCAGTAACACGAGCCTTGAGACTTTCGATTTCAGCCAACGCTTCCTGCAGCGCAGCAGTCAGCAACGGCACCAGCTTGGACTGGTCGATGCCTTGGTAAACAGGATTGCCTTCCTCATCAACCTCATCCTTGGTGCCAGTGACGCACTCAGGAACCACGGCTTGGGCTTCGTGAGCGATGAAGCCGTCAACCGTGGTGTCAGGATCCGCGATGAAATTGAAGCGGTGGACCTGGAGCTGATTAAGTCGATCAACAGCGCCAGTCAGCGGGACAACATTTTCCTTGAGGCGGTAGTCGGAGGCGGTACTGTAAGTAACTCCAGTATTGTTACTGTTTGCGATGAATCCTATTTGAGTGGTGCCACTGATATGAAACCCAATAAATTGTCTTGTATTTGCAGGGTCTGTATCATTGAGGACCAAGCCCTTTTGGATTGAGCCCTGGAACCCAATCGTTGCCAATCCATCATTAATTCTTGAGGTGGTATTTAGCAAGAGCCCACCCGAAGAAGGAATCCTCATCCTTTCCGTCGGAGAAGACGCCCCATCCGCAGTAGTGGAGAACACTAGTCTTGTTGGATGGTCAGATCCTGAAGTCCACGCTGCATCGCCAATCGCTTGAATGCGGGCGCCTTCATTTCCAGAGCTATCGTCAAAACTGAGTGTTCCAAGCGTTTGAGCGTCTGCACCAGCCGCATTACGCCTGATGCTCATTTGGCCAGCATTTGCTCCAACTTGCCCTTGAACAACAAACTTAGAAGCATCAGACGCACTAGACGTGCCAACTAAAAAACGACCACTTGAATCCCAGCGACCTCTTTCTAGGTTGTTAGTGTAGAACTGCATGACAGCATTACCGCCGTCAATGTAGAGCATGTTCTGAGTGTTATGGCCGCCCGTGTAGTAAGTCCCAGCGCTGTCAGCGCCAATCAGTCCACCAGCATTGCCGCTCCCAGCATTGCGATAGAGCTTAAAGAAATAGCCAGTATTATCGCGCTCGATTGTTGATACTTCAGTAGTTCCAGCACCGCCGGATGGATTGAGAACGTGAAGGCGTGAGCTAACTGAAGTAGTGCCAATCCCTACGTTGCCTAAGCTACTAAATACTACACTTGCCGTAGGTGGAGAGTCGGTGTCGCCGCTTCCATTGTAGAAACGCAAATCAGTTTCATTGTTGATGCTCCATGATCTATCCGTTCTCGTGAGGCAAAGCTTGGCGTTATCACTTGCTTGAGCGCCTGCGATTTTGATATTACCAACGGTTGTCAACAACTGACTAGGCGAACTAGTCCCCAGACCTACCCTGTTATTCGTGGCATCAACGTAGAGCGTATTGCTATCAATGTTGATGTTGCCGCTCGAATCAATCACTAGGCGCTGAGTGCCATTAGTCGAGATGGCTACTTGATCTGCGCCGGGGGAGTAAATGCCGGTGTTGTTGTCTCCAGTGAATGTCAGCGTCGGAGCCGCAGCACTCCCAAGTGGATACTGCGCAATGCTGTCGAATGTTGCGGTGCTGGTTACATCAAGTGTGCCAGGCACGTCGACGTTGCTGGTCCACTCGACACCGGTGCCGGCAGCATCGGTCTGGATGAGCTGGCGGGCAGCACCGTCTTGCAGTTTGGAGACAGGCAGTTCGTCGGCGACGATGCCGACCCAGGTGCTGCCGTTCCAGACTTTCATCTGAGCAGGGGACACACTCGTGTCCAGCCACTGCTCACCTGTGTAGTTTCCGCTGCTTCCGCCAGAAGCCGGCACACTGTTTGGTGCCGTGGTGCCGACGTGCACCGGGCCTACTTTGACGATGCCTGTGCCAGCGGAATCCTTGAAAAAGAGACCGGGGCTTGCGGTGTTCGTGTTGATCGCAATTCGCCCGTCAGCCAAGCTGGTGGTGGGGCGCTTGTTTGCGGTGCTGCTACGGAGATGCTGCCAAGTAGCCATGCCTTAACTCCCCTCTGGGACGGCGTTACTCAGGCAGTCTACTAATACTCACCCTCGTCGATCACAATGTCGTATTCGTCGAAGATTTCGGGCAGCGTTTTGTACTGCACGTAATAGTCAGCGTTGCTGACTTTGATCAGTATTTCGCCTTCAATGCCACCGCGTGGGAGGTACTCGCCGTTGTAATTGAAGCTCGACATCAGTAGGTGCCTTCATTGACCACTCCGACTTCCATCAACCCAGTGCTGTTATTGACCGTGATTTCAGTGCTCTCAAGTACTACACCAACGGTTGATGTGGTTGCGATTTGAACGCGACCCCAAAGTGTTGTTAGTGCAGCTTCGGCGTCTGCCACGCCGGTCATGGCTGGCGTTAGAGCGGCACCATTAAATGTGACGTCGCCAGCGTCGATCACGCTGATGCCTGCGCCAACGATATTGACGTGAGTCCACGTCGTGCCAGAGCCGGGGCTCAAAATCCAGTCACCGACGTCCAGCGAAACTGCAGGAGCCGGCGCGGTACCAGTGCCTGTTGTTGTGACCAGCAAGTAGAGACCAGAACTTGCGGCGGTTGGAGCAACTAGTGCAGAACCAACAGTCAGACCTGCCGATGCGCCATAGGTATTAAGGCTGGCGATTGTGTTGGTGTTTGCGTTGTACGTACCACCAAAGCGGAGGTTGGCTTGGGCGCCAAACTCATTGTTGAGGGGAAGGTAGTAGCCCTGCGCCGGAGAAACCTGGCCGACCCAGACATAAGCCGTGCGGTCGGTGGGGTTGATCCAGAGCTGACCCGCAAACTCAGGAACTGGCTGGCTGCTACTGACTTGCGCGATGCCGTAGTCAGCAAGCTGTTCTGCCGTGACGCTATTGGCAGCAAGCCGCGCTGATGCAAACGTGCCCGTCGTGATTTTGCTGGCGTCTAGTTCGGGAATATCTGTTGCGGACAGTGCCAGTGCAGCAACAATGTGACCTTGGCTGTCGTAGGTGACCTTGGCAGCGCTTGCCGGAGTGATTGAGTTGGTGTGGTCAAGTGTTCCAGCGCCGTCGACACCGAGACCGGAACCAGGCTTAACTACACCGATGCTGCTGGCTGTGGCGACTGGAACGTCAGCCGCGATAATTTGCCGGCCGCCGGTGACCAGACCCTTGGCGTTGTACTGGACGACGTGGTAATTGCTTGTTTCGGCGGTGACCGTGTTGTTGATGGCGATAGTGTCGCCGCTCATTGTCAGGCCATTGCCGTTGACGACAACAGCGCCTTTGGCGCCGGTGGTCGCTGTAGGGAGATCGCCGGCTGCAATCGTGCGGTAGGTGACTGCGCCAGCTCCGGCAGTTGGACCGGCGAGGAATTGCGCTGCTGCGCCAGTAGCGTCCAGTGAAGTTGTGATCGTGACCTGATCACCGGATGTGGTGACGGTCAGGTTGACGATGCCGGCTGTGTCACCGACAACGGTGTTGATGCTGCCTGCGGCCTTGATGCTGACCCAAGTGCTGCCGTTCCAGCAATAGATCTTGCTATCGTCGGTGTCGAGCGCGATCTGACCCACGAAAGCACCGCTGGCGGGCAGGGTGGTTACAAGGTCGACGCTTGATTCGTCAGCGAGTTTGGCGGCTGTTACAGCATCAGCAGCAAGCTGGGCTTCCCCAACGGCGCCATTGACGAGGGTTGATCCGGCAATTTGTTGCGATCCAAACAGGATCTTGGCGCCAGGAATGGTGGCGTCAGCGATCAGCGTGACCGCTTTGCCGGTGAAGTCAGTAACGGTAATTTTTTTGGTTTCACTAGCGCTGATATCAGCGACTGCCAGAAAGTCACCTGCAGCCAGGTCACCGCTGGAGAGCGCTGCTAATTCGGTGATCCTGAGGTCTGCCATGGTGATGTACGGCTATAAGTGCTGGTAGGCATGGCCTGACACCAGTTTAGTGTCAGTCGGATTGCTCCAAAAGCAAGAATGAGGTGCCATCTTGCTCAAGCTTGAATTTATCTCCAGATTCTTGGAGCAAGTATTCGGTTGTGCGTGTCTTGGCCCGCAGCCTGATAGGACCAGTTGCAACGAAATCGACAGAACTGACGATGATATTGCCTGATGCAAAACTTGTAGCGCTAGATGTGATCAAGCCATCGAACTCCCACCACAATGCGTCATTGATTTGAGCGGAATCAAACGAGCCACCGGACGCGCGTGTACCGGCAGATTTAATGAAAAATTTTGCGTGGAATGACGAGCCAACCTCTGTGCGCAATACAAGCTGCATCAGATAGTTGACCGGCTCTGTATTGCCTTCTTTTACGTAATCCCATTGAGCGGTTAAGCGACCGCTGCCAGTGATCAGGCTACTGTATTGCTGCCTATATTCATCGCTCAATACAGTGACATCGACCGTTTCTCGCGTTGTATTAATTTCATAGTCAGATACACACCCAAGCAATCGCGCGTCACGATCGCGCACTGTGACTCTGATTGGAATATTGCGAGCAATTGCATTGAGAGCCACGAGGCCGGCACTGGCGCCCTCAAGGCTGTCGTCAAAGTTTGTGTACAGACGAATACCGCCTAGCTCATCAATAAATGCATACCAATTTCCACTTGGCTGAACAGTATTATTCGCCCATCCACTTGCGGCGACGAAATCAAGATTCGTGCCATCTGTTGTGGCAATCTCAACTAGGTCACCACTGATTAAATAACTAGGGTCAAAATCAAAGCTAAATCGATCGCGAGCGGCATTGACGTCTGACGGATTGACCACAGACTCTTTGCTGCCTTCAAGCGACAAGCGGGTCAGCTCAATATTGCCGACATTGCCGAGGTAGATGCCCATCAGATTGTCACCGCTGTGAGTGCACCAGTGGCTTGGAAGCTGATCTGGGCAGAGCTGACTTCACCCACGCTGGCACCAAACGAGACGCTGGTGATATAAGCAGTCAGTTGCACGTCGCTGTTTGTGTTGCCATCCACCAAACGCAGACGCATTGTGACGGTATCGCTGCTGGATACGCCAGCAACACGCAGCACTCTCTTCAAAGCTGTGGCGGCGTCGTTGCGGCCTGCGTCGTCTTTGTAATACAGCAGTGTGGCGCTGCCGTTGAACTCTTGGACGCCTGGTGCGTAACTGCGTTGTGATTCGCCAAGCGTGGTGGTCTCCAGCACTTCAAGAGAACCAGTCAAGGTCCAGTTACTGACCTTGATCTGTTCGATGCCGTCGATCAGCAGGCGGCCGTCGCGTCCGGTATAAACCTTAGCCATTAGATCACCGCCACCAGATTCACTGTAACGCTGCTACGGCCGGGTCTCACTGAGCGAATTTGCGGCTCGCTTTCGTAGCGCCACTTTGTGCCAGGTGGCGCATCTAAAGTTTCCGCACTGCCGTTCCAGCCGTTTCGCGTAGCGGAAGGAAGCGTGAAAGTACGAAGTGTGCCGATGTTTGAATTGAAATCGTCGATGAAGAGCTGGGCGTTTGCGTCAGTTACGTTTTCGTAGCTAAGACCGAGCTTGGCGTTGGTACGTTGAGATCCGTACAAAATCCGTATTTCAGCGCCGGATTGTGAGTTGTAATTTTTGATGGGCCACGCACCAGGGCTGAACTCGCGGCTGGTTGGCGTCAGTGTCGGAAAAGCCATTACTCCAGTACGCGGAAATTCGCTTCAGTGAGCACGTCCTTAGCCACAATGCTAACGCCAGTGGAATCGACGGGCACTTCTACAGCGCTGATATTTACCAGGCCGTCCTCGTCCAGCGTTAGCTGCTCCACTTGATAAACGGATGCGCTGGTCTGGAGGCTGAGCAACGTAAACAGACAGCCGCGCAAAGCAGAATCTGTGACGGCGTTGTTTTGGATCGTAATGCGTTCCTCGGTTACAGCTCCAGTGCTGGGGTTATAGATCAGGGCGTCGTAGGTCCCGTTGGCGATGGAGGTTACGCTGACCAAGGTCCCAGCGTCTGTGATGCCTCCGTTGTTGGTGGCGCTGTAGGTGGTGGCTTCGGTGATGACGCGGATGTAGGAACCGGGTTGGATGCCGAGGGCGTCGGGCACTGTTTTGAAGCTGACGGTGTGAGTGACGCGGCGGCGGATGCTCAGCAGGAACCGTGCGGTCCTTAGTGCTTGGGCGCGATTGGTGCAGAAGTCGGTTAGATCAAAGGTTTGCTGGGTCGTGGAGCGGCTGCCTTCGGGGATGTCGGCCCAGTCGACCAAAGCGGAGGCTTGTGTCGGCAGATCGTTTTCGACGGTGACACGCCAAGTGACCAAGGCGCGGAAGTTGGCGCGTTGGGCGGCGTCGATGTATTGGACTTGCAGGCTGTCTTGGATGATGTTGCCCGAGGTGAAGATTTGCTCGATAGCGATTGGCGTGGTGCTGATCTGGTAGCTGCTGTCGTAAGGCAGCGCCGGCATCATGCCGAAACGGCCGTTTTTAATCGTGAAGTTACAGAGCTGTAGGGCTGCGTTGTCGTAAAGGAATGAGCGCAGGCTGTCGCTGTCTTCTACCACGCCGTCAAAGAAGATCTTGTTGGCGCGTAGGTACTGGGCGGTTGTGGTGAGAGATTCGACGTCGATCAGCTCTGTTGGGACAACGTTGCCGACGCCTTGGCTCTTGCTGGTCAGCAAGTAGTAAACGAGGTCGGCGAAAAGGTTGCTGGGTTTGTTGTCCTGTTCGATCAAGCGGTACACGTTGATGCCGGTTGGGACCCAGGCGCGTATTTGACCGATGCCGCCCAGTTGACCGCTGGACTTAACGGTGAATCCCAGTGTGGACATGCCGTAGTACTCGGCGAGTGTTTCGTTGGAAAGGCACTCGTTGACGTAAACGATCTGATGCTCGGGTCCGCTTTCGTTGGATTTGGTAAGTTCCAGATAATGGCTGCAGTCTGAGACCTGCGAGTTTTCTTCAAATACGCGTTCAGCGCTGCTGACTGTGGAGCTGTTGACTGTCGATACAGCTTGAACAGCAGTAACAGCAAAGGCAACGTTGACTGCGGAGTAGCCGCCAACCCTAGAAAAATCGTTGTCTACGGGGATGACAACTGTAAATGCGTGGCTTGTGTTCCAGGTACCGTTTGCAGAGATAACGTTGTAAGAGACGTTTGTCCACTGATAAGGATTTCCACGGTTTGCGTTGAGATAAACCTGACCAATGGTGACACCAAGTGTGCCAGCTACAGATGTGGCGTTTACGTTGAAGACAATTTGCCCGACGCCGGGCTTGTCAAATGTGATGGTGGCACTGCGCACGCGACCGGGATAATCGCGTGCATAGCCCAGTTTTTCGGTAAGCCACGCATTGACGACTTGCTGGATACTGCCGTTGTTTGAGCTTTGGTCGTATTGGGATAGTGCTGTTGGGAGCGTGGTTTGAGTGGTGGTTACGCTGCTAGCTTCTTGCGGGTCTGTTACAAGTTCGTCGTTTAAGCGAATGTCAGCAATGGATACAACATCACCGTTTGTTGTTACGCGGAAGGCACCATAATCTGTTGCGTAATCTTGACCAAATTCAGCTCCGGTGTTCGCGTTGAGACGAACGACTTGATTCGTGTCGATACTGTTAATTGCAATGTCTGATCCAGTGCGTGGAATAAAGCGGTACTCGTAGTAACCGACTTGGCGAGGACGAATGCGGATGTAGTTGTATTGATCGACCGGTGCATTACCAGTCACGCAGAAAACTTGCGGCATCCTGCGCCAAGGCTGCTGGGCTTGGCCGTAGACCTGAACTGGGCGTACCCAAATAGAGAAACACGATGTGCGCTCGAAGTATTTATCCATTCGAGGCGTTGTAAGCGTTATGTCCTGTTTATCGAGCTGATGCAGCTTGAAAGGAGTAGGAATTGCGTTGAAGTTGCACAGGCCGTTGGCGCGGTTCCAGACTTGGCTGCGGAGTCCAATTTCGATGACTTGTGCATCACGCCGCACAGGACGGATGCTTGCCATGTGCAGACGGCAGATGTTGAAGAAAGCTGCGCCGCAGTGCTTGTTGGGGTTGAAAAGGCTGCCTTCATAGCCGCCGAGGGGTTCGCGGACGGTGCGCGTGCCAGGGATGCCTACAGTGGCAACACCTGTGATTGCGGTGCAGCGGAATGTAATTTGCTGTGTAACACCTTTTTTCCAGGTATCAGGACTTCTGCTTTCTACGACCCAAACAGAAGAGCCGATGATCCATTTGGATCCGATCGCTAGCAAATCGGATGCACGGGCCCGCCACGAATCAGCAGATGTTTTTAGATCTTTGACGTTTACTTCTGTGTCTTTGAAGTCTGATTGATTGAATTCTTTCCAGTTGGTGCCGTTGATTTCAAATACCAGCGTGTCATTTTCTGACACTGCCACGATTGTGCGGTTGTCGTAGGTTGTGCCATTGTGGGCAACAAAGCCCATGCGACGGGAGTAGGCGCGGCCCACGCCGGGCATTCCAACCTGCGGAATATCCTCTTTGGGTTGATCGGCGTAGCGATGCAGAACGTCGGCATCGGAACCCGCGATCTTGCGGCGGCGGGCTTGAGTTTCTACGCGAGCATCTTTATTGTCCGGACCTTCAGTTGCTGCATAAGGCGCCGAGATGATTTCCCAGTTGAAGCGGAAGGCCGTGCCGTTGTGGATTGGCTCGGCTGTTCCAAACGACGTATCCGATTGAGGGGTGTAAGCCATGGAAAATCCTTGGCTGAACTGTCCGTCCTCGGTTGGAGCGGTAAAAATCTGGCGGCCAACAGTACCGCTAGCGCCACCTTGATCTGTGCCAGCAATGCGACGGCTGGGCGTAGGGCGATTCTCACCGAGCTGCGAGGACCAGTAGACGGCAAAGTCGCGGTTGCCGAGGCTGTTCAGCGCTGTGGTGCCAACGCGGATGCCGCCAAGCTCAGGGGCCTCACTGCCGTACTCGCCGGCAACGTAGATGCCTTCAAATGCTTGGTAGCTGCCGTAGCTGTAGATGCGGCTCCACACCAGTGCAGGCGCAAGAATCAAACCGCCGGTTAGAGCGCCGTCAGCGCCAGTGCCTCGCTTGCCAAACGGGATTGGAATTGGCTGGCCGTATTCAGCAAGGGCGCTGATGTTATCGAAGCTGGTGGTTTGATTAAAACGAGTAGGGCCAATTTGATCTGCAAGTTTTTTACCCTTGATTTTTGCGGGTGACTCAAGTGCCGGTGCCTTAGGTGCCAGCAAAATACTGATCGCTGTAAGCGCAATACCAATGGCAACATTTACAGCAATAGTTGTTGCAACTGTTTTTGCGCTGGCTGCCGCAGCAACGACAACTGGAACCATTGCCGCATAAATTTCTGGAATATTTTCGTATTCAGCAGGACGTACATACGTCCGTTGAACTGCATAACGAGCAAAGGTTTTGTACTCTTCTTCGCTGCAACCAAGCGCCTCAATTAGCGCGATTTCATACGGTAGGAGCGGCGGATCGTAAAGCTTGCCACCGGTTTCCAGTCCACTGCGGAAATCAAGTGGTTTATGAATAGGATGCCACTCTGCCATTGGACTCCGAATTCAGGTGGCTTGGCGCCAAACAGAATGATGTCACCATCGTAGATGGGAGCATCCAGAGTGTCGCAGTAAACCGACAGTTCCCGCAAGATGCCGCGTGTGCTGAGCCGATACCAATCGTCAGCGACGTCTGGCGGGTTTTTGCCTAAGGCTTTTAGCGCGTCGATGACGAGGTGGATGCAGTCGTCACCGCCATATTCATAGCGTCGGCCGATCAGGTGCTCACACACTGATTTGAGCTGTAAACGGGATGCTGCCGACCTGCCAGCGATGAAGGCGGCGCCCTGGAATGTTGGTTTGAACCGCGTCAAGCACTGAGTTTAGGCTGACTTGGATGTTGACCTCGTCCCAGCCGCCGCTGGAACAGGTACCCCAATAGTTGTAAAGGGTGCGCTGGACTGCTCCAGTGGAGGGTTCCCAGAGCACCGTAGTGACCTTGGCAACCCATAGGTTATCGAGTGCGTCAACGATCCACGCGCGGGTCATTTCGATGTTGGCGAACTGCAGCGTGGCATCCAAGTTGTCGCCTTGGAGAGTGGCTACCGCTCCACCGAAGCTGAACGGCAGAAACAAGTACCCGTTTACGTTCTGGTTGATCGCGTAGTTCTGGAAGCGGTATTGGGCTGCTTGGCCGCTGGGGCCGATATCGAGCAGGTGGCCGTAGGCGTATTCCATTAGATGCCGACTCCTCTGCGTGTGGCGGCGCTGTTTTTAAGGCTACGCATGGCGCGGCGTTCGCCTTGGATTGCGCCCTGTTGAGCGGCTTGCGCCATGCCGCGTTGGAACTGGTCGGCGGTGACGTAGTCCACGTTGTTGATCCGTTCGACGCTGTAACGCACGTCGATCGGTTCCATTGTGGCCGCACCCACTGCTGCCAGCGATGCGCTGTCACCTTCTGCTGCAGCAGCGGCAGAGCCAGGAGTGGAGCGATAGCGCTTCATTGCACCATCCAGGCGAGCAGTAACGCCAAGCTTGCCGTCGGCGCCACGCTTAAGCGGCATGATCGCTTCAGGGCCAGCCTCGCCCATCACGCCATTACTGAAAGCGCCACCATTTGCGTACTTGAAGAAGGTCGGCTTGGTGACAATGCCGCCCATTGCGAACGGTTGAATGCCGTTCCGAGCAAACGCCGCTCCATTGGCGGCCGGGAGCAAGCTTGGACCCGTGAATACCGATGGGTTGAAGCCGGCCTGACCACTACTGAAAACACCGCTGTAATTAGGAGCGGCACCTCCGCCACTAAGCCCCACTCCAAGCGCTTTCATAATAGTGCCATAAAGAATCATCGCAATTTGCTGCGTAATAATTTGCTGCGCCATATCCAAGAAATGCTTGCCAATTGATGCCATCAAGTCAGCAAGTGCTTGCTTCGCTGATTTAGAGCCTGTAATTGTTTCAATAAATGCGTTGGAGAACGCCTCTCCTATCTGCATTGCACCAGCATGAACTTGATTTTCAAGAGAAATCATTTC